AGTGGAACCTCGGGTACGAGTGGCAGATCTGGTACAAGTGGAATAAGCGGTACACCTGCTCCGGGTACAATTAATTATAACGCATATCAGTATTCTCCATCAAACGTTGCACCAACAACTGTTGAAACTGGTTCATTGAAGTTTTTGAATAATAGTACGGGCACCGGTCACATGTATATATCATACTATGACGTTAAAGGAACTGATTATTACACATGGCTTGCTGCCGTTTCTCAAGTGGACAATGCTGTAAAAGGTATTGGTGCGGTCACAAGTATTGCGGATCCAACTTCGTTTACTATTTTTGAAATAAATGACTTGACGTCTATTAGTGGCAGTCCATGGTTTGATGTTACTATCACCGATATAGCAGCTGGTCCGGGTGATACAATATATGGGAATGTATCATGTTCTCTATCAATAACACTATCCGCTAACAGTGGTTCAGTTGGTGCAGCAGGTACTTCTGGTACAAGTGGTAGATCTGGAACTTCAGGTACTTCGGGTACATCTGGTACAACAGGAACCTCGGGTACGTCAGGTACAAGTGGAACTTCGGGTACATCAGGCACAAGTGGAACTTCGGGTGCAAGCGGAACTTCGGGTGTACAAGGTGCACAGGGTGCTGCTGGCACGACTGGAACTTCAGGTACAAGCGGAACTTCGGGTGTACAAGGTGCACAGGGTGCTGCTGGCACGACTGGAACTTCGGGTACATCAGGCACAAGTGGAACTTCAGGTACAAGCGGAACTTCGGGTGTACAAGGTGCACAGGGTGCTATTGGTACGAGTGGAACCTCGGGTGCAAGCGGAACTTCGGGTAATGCTGGCACAAGTGGAACTTCGGGTGCTCGAGGCACATCGGGTACGAGTGGTGTTGCTGGTACTTCGGGTGTAAGTGGCACTTCTGGTGTAAGTGGCACTTCGGGTGTAAGTGGTACTTCGGGTGTAAGTGGCACTTCGGGTGTACGTGGTGCTCAAGGTGATACTGGTGCACAGGGTGCTGCAGGTGCTGGTGGTAGTGGAGACGTAACAGGACCAGCAAGTTCACGTGATAACGCTGTGGTTGTGTTTGATGGCACATCGGGTAAAGCAATTAAGCAGTCAGATTGGACAGCAAGTACGTCTGGAGATTTATATGGTACTTCCGGAAGCATAGGAATGCAGAACGGATTTGTTTACATTCCATCGGGTGCTCAAGCTGGACCACCAAGTAATACTCCAAGTGGTTATAGCACTTTAACGGGTGGAGACTCCGGGGGAGGACGTGCTCCATTGTATTATGATCGTTTTGCAAGTCCAAGTAGACTCTATGTCTTTAACGGCAATACTGCATCATGGTGGTATGTTGAACTGACTGAGGTGTGAACTGACTGAGGTGGTGTGACCGTAAAATAAAAGTTATGATCGTCAACAATAAGTGAGAATTAAAATAAATCTTATTTGTTGGCGATCACTATTATATAGTAAATGAGTTATAAGATATTATTTGTTACACCGCATCTATCAACTGGTGGATGTCCTCAATATTTGTTGAAGAAAATACAATTGTTGAAGGACATCCACCAAGTTTACTGTGTAGAGTATCATGATTATGGAGAATGGTTCAATGTACAAAAGACACAAGTGCGTGATACATTGAAGTCCAACTATTTTGTTTTGAAGGACAATAAGCTTGAGTTGGTGAACATAATAAGCACTGTGCAACCCGACATTATTCATTTTGAAGAAATGCCGGAATATTTTATGTCGGACGATGTTACACGTAAGATATATGTGAATGACCGCAAGTATTTTATTGTTGAAACGTCACATGATAGCAGTTTTAATGTAGGATCCAAACGATTTTTTCCTGATAGGTTTGTGTTTGTGAGTGAGTATCAAAAGCGTGCGTTGAGTTCGTTGCAAATATCATCGCATGTTGTGGAGTATCCTATTTTAAAGAAATCACGAGCAATTGATAGAAATAGTAAGTTGGTTGAAATGGAGTTGAACCCCGATTTGTTTCATGTGGTTAATGTGGGATTGTTTTCTCCTAGAAAAAATCAATCGGAAATTATTGAATATGCTCGAAAGATGATCAAAGAACCGATTCAGTTTCATTTTGTTGGCAATACTGCTGGTAATTTCAAGGATTATTGGGAACCGTTGTTGAAAGATTTGCCAAGCAATTGTAAGGTGTGGGGTGAACGTAAAGATGTGGATCGTTTTTATGAATGTATGGATTTGTTTTTGTTTACCAGTCGTGGACACAACAATGACAAAGAAACCAGTCCTATTGTAATACGAGAAGCTATTAGTTATCAGATACCGTCGTTGATATATAATTTGCCGGTATATTTGAATATGTATGACAAATATAAAAACATATCATATTTGAACAATGATTTGAATGTGAATGTTGATACAATACGTTCGTATTTAAAAAAAAATGAAATAAGTTCGAATGCGGTGATTAAAAACAATGTTGCGTTGCATGCTTATGTAGTATCAGCATATCCCAACACCAATGTTGGTGAATCTACTACTATACAGTGTTTAAATGCGTTACAAAACTCGCATAAAATACTAACCACACATTATAAAGAAAACCATGAAAAGTTTAATAATGTTGCTGACACTGTTGTTTTTGATGAAAACAATCCTATAATCAAACATACATTTTATTGCAACTATTGGTATACCGGAGCAAATTTTCGTTGTGATTTGAATTTGAGAGCCAATAACAACAACAACTATCATGGACTTGCTGTGTGGACCAATTATCAAAACGGCATTCGTAAATCCAAAGAATTTGGATACAAATATAGTGTATGTTTAAATTACGATATTGTTTTGCATTCAGATGATGTAAAGAGTGTTGAAGAAATGGTGAATCAATTGGAAACCAATCAACGCAAAGGATATTTTATACATGAGAAAAAGGACGAGGGAGATACATTAAAGACCGTATTTTTTATAATTGACAACGATTACTTTTTATCAAAGTTTGATGTTGTAACAAACGAACAACAATATAATGCTAGTATCAAAAAGAACGAAAGTCCGTCAAATAGTCTTGAAAATTATGTGTATTATTGTTTGAAATCGTGTTTGAACGATTTGCAACTTACTACACAAACTGAAGATATATTGTTTCCCAAAAGCAATTTGAATTCATTTTCTTGTGTTGAATATTTTTCTGTGATACCAAATTCAGACAACAAAACTTTTGTGGTATGGAAGAGTTCTAGCAACACAAACGACAATAAAAATGTGGTAATTGATATATCTGAAAACGATAAGGTTATAAACAAAATAGGATACTTACAAAGAGATTCTTATTGTTTTTATCATACAGTTGATTTTAAACCAAATTGTTCTTATGCAGTTAATTTGCGTGAATATAATTCCAATTGTGAATTGATCAACAAAAATGTTGTTGAGTTTGATAATATATCAAAGTTGAATGATGCTGGAAAATTTACGATGTTAAACACAAATGTTTCTTTATCTATAAAGACATCATCCAAGTTCAATTTGCATCATTATAACTTTAAAAACGAATCATTGGCATATGTTTCCAACTTAGTGGAAAAGGGTTTGATATATAGATCGCATTTGAATTGCAATGAAGTTGATATTTTTAAAACGATAAACAATTATAATGAAAGTCATATCATTTTTAAAAATGTTAAGTTATCTGTGACGGTGGATGAGTTTATGTGTACTATACATAATGCAAGAGAATATATGTATGATAACGATTTGATACTTGTTGCATTAGAATCCTCTGGAGGTGCTGTTGGTGGTATTTCTAATTTTTATAAGTCAAAAGGTCACAGACCGGTATCTGCATATTTAATCAACAACAACTATCTTTCTACATTTAAAACAATTGGTTCTATGAGTGAACTGAATAGTTATTTGAAAGGATATTGTGTAAATTCAGTTATTAATATATTATGAGAATTTGTCAAGTTACACCGGGATTGATTTCTATTCCTCCAAACGGATGGGGTGCTATTGAAAAGATTATTTGGGAATACAAATTGTGTTTAGAAAAAGCAGGTCACACATGTGATATTTTGTATTTGGATCAAGTAAAGTCTGCTGATTATGATGTGGTTCATATACATGTTGCTAATCTTGCATTATTGGCACACGAACGTGGTATACCATATGTATTTACCATGCACGATCATCATACAGAGGTATATGGCAACACATCTGCATTATATAAGCAGAACCGTGATGCTATGGAAAAGTCGTTAATATCGTTTGTACCCGCACAACATTTGGTACCATATTTCAACAGTAAACGCGTAAAGTATTTGCGTCACGGTGTCAATAGTTCATTTTTTACATATGGAACACCACATAATAAAAAGCACAAACTATTGTGTGTTGGGCGAAATGGTTTGTCACAAAATATGTCATTTGACCGTAAGGGTTTTGTGTATGCTATTGAAGCTGCACGTAAACACGATTTGGAAATAACGATTGCTGGTCCAAGTGCTAACAAAGAATTTTTTGAAAAGAACAGTGACTATAAACCATATGACAAGTTGAATTTTATTTATGATTTGAACGAAGAACAACTTGTTAAGGTGTATCAGGATCATACCATCTTTTTGCATCCATCTTCAGTTGAAGCTGGTCATCCCAATTTGACATTGATGGAAGCATTATCATGTGCTCTTCCCGTTGTAGCTACATATGATGCAGATGCATTGCCTGGCATGGTCAAGATTGAACGTAGTGTAGATTCGGTGTATGATGGAATACATACTGCGATGCAGAATTACGTAGAATTGCGTAGACTGGGTGTAGAGTATGCTCAAAACAATGACTGGAACAATGTGGTTGCTGATATAATAAGTGAGTATCGTCGAGTTGATGAATATCGTATGACCAATGAATTGAATGAGATATATGATATTACAACCGGTGGCAATAAACAAAAACAAAATGCTAGAATAGAGTTGGATTGTACGGCCGGTTGTCAGGTTACTATTACTGGTGGAGATCCTTCATTAAAGTATAATTTCAATTTTATTGATGATAGTACCGGCGATAGTTTGTTTTCTGGTACCATGAATACCAATGAATGGTCACGTTGTACAATCAAACGTTATGTGCCATATCGTGTCAAAATCAATTGTTCGGAAAATGTAATTTTGGATGAAAAAATCAATTTAAAAGACAAAAACGTTCTTATTTGTTTGGATACTAAGTCGTTGGGTGATTGTTTGGCGTGGTTTCCGTATGTTGAAGAGTTTCGTAAAACACATCAATGTAAGATGTTTTGTTCAACCAACTGGGACGAGTTGTTTAAAAACAATTATCCAGAAATAACCTTTTTGCCGTTGAATTGGTCGGGTAATTTTTTTGCAATTTACAACATTGGCTGTTATCCTGATAAACAACGTTCGTTGTTTTCGTATAAAGAAGTTACGTTGCAACGTTTGGCATCATCTATATTGGGATTGAATCATGTGGAAGTTGTGCCCAATACAGTTGTTTTGAATAAAGATCGAAGAATAGCTGAAAAGTATGTGTGTTTTGGTACACATTCTACGTCACAGGCTAAGTTTTGGAACAATCCCAATGGTTGGCAGGATGTATGTAACTATTTGAACAGTATTGGTTTGAAGCCGGTATTGGTTCAAAAAGAATCACATCCGGGATTTGAAGGTTGTATCAACATGTCTGGTGAGGCGAGCATACATGATACTATAAATTTATTGTATAACAGTGAATTTTTCATAGGGTTAGGGTCTGGATTATCATGGTTGGCGTGGTCGTTACGTAAGCCGGTGATATTGGTTAGTGGATTTAGTTTGCCTATGAGTGAGTTTTATACTTCATATCGTGTTATTAATACAAATGTATGTCATGGTTGTTGGAATAGTCATGATTTTGACAAAGGCAACTGGAATTGGTGTCCAAAACATGAAAATACACCGCGCATGTTTGAATGCAGTGCGCAAATTTCTTCACAGATGGTGACGAATCAAATTGATAAATTGGTTGTAAACGAAAAGATATTTACAGACAAACAAAATCAGTAATTTGTCAACAAAATCGACCTATTTTTAACAAAAATCGTCAAAAATTTGAGTTTTTGATACATCTATTTGTTTTTTTATAATAACTTGTATGCACAAAAATAATTTCGATTGTTGATTAACAACGCAAACTTTTTTTAAAAAGTAGCCTTAAAATATAAATATCTAGTCTTTCAAATTTTTAGAAATATTTATATTTAGAGTTTTTTGTACGCGTAGTACATAAAACAATCAATTGAAAGGAATTTAGCATATGCCAATTACAGAAGGGGGTACGTTTACTCCACACGACAATATTGTAAGTCCAGGCGTTTTCAGCAGAGAAAACGATTTATCGGGACTCGCTCAGGGCGTTGCTGATATTGGTGGTGCAGTAGTTGCTCCCTTCCCAAAGGGGCCCGGCTTTGCACCTACAATTGTCACCAGTGTAGCTGAGTTGGAAGAAAAATTCGGTGTAGCGGACGGTGTTTATTACGGTCCATACACAGCCAAAGAATACTTAAAGGAACAAGGTTTAGTAACGGTGTGCCGTGTAGGCGCATTGACCGGATACAAACAAGACAATCCATTTGTCATTTACGCAATCCCCGGTTACTATGATCGTGAAACCGAAAGCGGTTCATTTACTGCTTTAGAAACTAGCGACTCATCATATCTCGCTCTTGATCCAAACGACGTTACTGTGAACGTTCAATATGTTAGTTCCAGTGGTGTCGAAACATTAACACTCACCGGTAGTTTGTACGCAAACTTCGAAACATGTTCGTTTTCACAATACGATCCTCCAGGCACAACCGGCAACAAAACATACACCACACGTTATATAGGTGATGTACATCTTGATTTCGGTTCTTCGGAATTTGTTATCAGCTCCAGTTTGCAGGGTGATAATACACTATCAGCTGAAACCAAATTGTTGCGTGCTCTTGCTGAACAAGATGGTGAATTCTCTGGCAGTTTAGCATCTGGTACATTGGTTAAGTTGAGTGACGACTTTCCAGTATCAGGATTAGCTGTTGATGTGATACTTGAAAATATTGAGTTCAAGAAGTATCGTCCAGCTGGTAGTTGCGGTGTTCAAATTCAAATTACTTGTGACATTACAGGTAGTTTTGGTAAGTTTACTACGTTCAATGCTACTGACATCAGTGGCGGTGATCCGTGTGCACCTGCTGCAACACGTGAAAGTGTGGTTCTTGCTGTATTGGCAAACACACAAAACGCAACTATACAATCTGATGCAAACAATAAGTTGGCACAACTTGTATACGGTTTTGAAGGTTCAGTGTTGAGCAAAAAGGTTGCAACTTCTGGATTGTATAGTGGTAGTGTAGATCCAACCGCACAAGATTATGTTCTTGATTTGCGTTACAACATTAACGGTAGCAGTGGAAGTTATGGTATCTATGAGTTTTCTTTGGATCCAGCAAGTTCCAACTATATTACCAACGTGTTTGGTTCAATTGCAACCGCAGGTGATCCAACCAAACAAGTTGCTGGTCAAAAGATTGAAGCAGCTTATTTGTACAATATCTTCCAAGATACAATTGCTCGTATTGTACAAGAAGCAACTGATCCATCTGATGGTTGGTTGATTGTTGGCAGCGAAGCACCATATACACCATCTGTGGGTGCAAACAAACTCACATTCTATGGAAATCCAATGAAGTTGACCGACGACTATGGATACGCACCAACAACTGGTGATAGTGATTTCAGTTTGAAGTGGGCAACAACACCTTGGGTAAATTCTCAAAAGGTTGCTCCATTCCAAGGTTCAACTGACCTTACCGCAACACCACAACGTTTTCCATTGTTCCGTGTACACACATTGTCTGATGGAACCAATACAAACACTTCCTACAAGGTTGAAATTAGCGACGTTAAACTCGCTGGAACCGTGCCAGGCAGTGATTACGGTTCATTTACGTTGAGTGTACGTAAGTTCAGTGATACAGACAAGAGTCCAAAGTATTTGGAACGTTTCCAAAACTTGAATCTTGATCCAGACAGCAGCAATTTTATTGCTCGTCGTATTGGTGATCGTTACAACTATATTGCTTACTCTGGCAAGATTATTGAGTTCGGTACTTACAACAACTTGAGTAAGTATATTCGTATCGAAATGACTGAAAACAACTATCCAGACAGCGCAGTACCATATGGTTTTGACGCACTTGCCACACCAATGGGTGGCAATTTGGGTGGATATTTGCCACCAGTTCAATATAGTCGTGCTTCAACATACACTACGGCTCCGGGTAAATATTCATCGGGTATTGTATTTGGTGAACCGCCAGTGGGTGCAGATGATGATTTGTTGGCATTGTATCCAACATCATCTGTAGACACTTACAGTGTGCATCGTGACAATCTTCAGTATTTTGCACCGCTACCTGCTTATGAAGGATTTACTTCAATTGGCAATAACGTGGTGTTTGACCTTGAAGAAGGTGATGCATACAATCCAACAGGTTCAAAACATCCAGACGTTCAAAACGATAGTGGTGGTGTTCCATCAACATACGAAGCTGCATACGAATCAACACGTGTGAAGATGCGTAAGTTTATCTTTGGTTTCCAAGGTGGATTTGATGGTCAATCACCAGCAATTCCAATCAATGTTGGATCTGATATCATTCCGGGTAACACCCAAGGTTTGAACTGTACCAATATTACAAGTCCAGGCAGTGTTGCTTATAGACAGTGTATTGGTGCGTTGGGTAATGCTGACGAGTTTGATATCAACATGATTGTAACTCCGGGTATTTTCTATCAACACCACAGTTATGTGGCACAGTTGGTAATTGATACCGTCGAAGCACGTGGTGATTGTTTCTACATCATGGATAACGTGGTGTTCCCTAAGAGCAATCAAAGTACCGGCTTGATTGATGCTGCAGTAAACATTGCTGCAAACATCGACAGCAGTTACGTCGCAACATACTATCCATGGATCAAGATTCTTGACACTAATTTGAACAAGATTGTTAGTGTACCACCTTCAGTAATCTTGCCAGCAGTTTATGCTGCCAACGACAAGGCTTCTGCTGAATGGTTCGCTCCGGCTGGTTTGAATCGTGGTGGTATCACACAAGCTGTTCAAGTTCTTGACAGAACCACACACGCTGAACGTGATACGTTATATGAAGGTCGTGTCAACCCTATCGCAGCATTCCCCGGTCAGGGTATTTGTGTATGGGGTCAAAAGACTCTTCAAGTTGCACCAAGTGCGCTTGACAGAATCAATGTACGTCGTTTGTTGATCAATTTGAAGAAGTTTATCGCAAGTTCTTCACGTTTCTTGGTCTTTGAACAAAACGTAGCATCAACACGTAACCGTTTCTTGGGTATTGTAAATCCTTACCTTGAACAGGTTCAACAACGTAGTGGTTTGTACGCCTTCCAAGTGAAGATGGACGAAACTAACAACACTCCTGACTTGATTGATAGAAATATCCTGTATGGACAAATTTATCTACAACCAACCAAGACTGCTGAATTCATCGTGCTTGATTTCAACATCTTGCCAACGGGTGCATCGTTTAGTGCTTAATTGAACTAATACAACAATCAAACCTGCCTTTCACAAGGCAGGTTTTTTTATTTTAAAAACTTGACATTTTTATTGTTTTGTGATATTTATCAATCAGATGAGGAGTATTGTATGACTGAAAGAGGTAAAAAAATTAGAGATGCGTTTTTTAAAAAGTATGGAGTTTATCATCCGTCACAACTTCCTGAAGTTAAAGCTAAAATTAAAGAGAAGCGTGCAAATGGTTCATATGACAATATGGTGGATAATATGAAAAAGACGCTCCAGAGTAAATACGGCAGTGAAAGTTATAATAACATTGAAAAAAGTAAAAGAACTAAGTTAGAAAAGTACGGTGACGAAAACTATAACAATAGAGAAAAAATGGTTGAAACTAACCTTTCAAAATACGGAATGAAAGTTTCACCAAATACTTTGAAGTGCACCAAAGAAAGATCTGCATTTGGCTCAATTGGTTTCAAATCAAAAAAATTCAAAAATTTTCTTGATGTTAATGGTGTAAAAAATGTTTCTCAATTGAAAGATGTTAAAAAAAGTCTTCGTGATAAAAAAATACATCAAATGTTGACGAGTATTTTTGATGGTTCTCGTCTTGCTGGTGTTGTGACGCCGTTATTTAACAAAGAAGAATATACAGGCAGTGAATATGATAAACTGTATAAGTTTAAATGTTGTACGTGCGGTTCTGAGTTTTGTGATAATTTATATTCTGGCAATATACCACGTTGTTTGACTTGTTATCCGCATAATAAATTTAAATCTTCAATTGAAACTGAGATATTGGAGTTTTTTACTTCACATAACATTGAAGTTAAACAACATGATCGAACAATTTTAGATGGATATGAGGTTGATTTGTATATTCCGTCTTTAAGTTTAGCAATTGAATGTGATGGTGTTTACTGGCACAGTGAAATTGCAGGCGGTAAAAATAAAAAATATCATTTAGATAAAACACAGCGTTGCTCTCAAAAAAACATACAATTGTTGCATATATGGGACTGGGAATGGAGATGCAAAACCAATATTGTGAAAAGTATTTTTCTGAGTAAAATTGGTAAATCCAGAAAAATTTATGCTCGAAATTGTTCGATTGCAACCATTTCAGATTTCGATAAATCTTCTTTTCTTATTGATAATCACATACAAGGAGACGATAAATCATCGATAAAAATTGGGTTGTTTCATGAAAACAAATTGGTTTCTGTTATGACGTTCGTCAAATCAAGATACGATAAAAAATATGAGTTTGAACTTTCAAGATTTTGTACTTTAACCGGAACAAACATAATTGGAGGAGCATCAAAGATGTTTAAGTTTTTTATCAAAAACTATAATGCAAAATCTGTAGTCACATACAGCGATAAACGTTTGTTTTCTGGAAATGTTTATAACAATATTGGCATGACACAATTAACTGATACACCTCCGGGTTATCACTATTTTCATAAAAACAATGGAACTCCATTGAACCGCATTCATTTTCAAAAACACAAACTTTCAAAATGTTTATCAATTTTTGATCCAAATTTAAGCGAATGGCATAACATGCAAGCTAATGGATATGATAGAATTTGGGACTGTGGGCACTTTAAATTTGAATATATTAGATAATAACAGCAAAGCAATTGATGCGCTTGATGAAAAACAAACAAAAAGTAATATAAATAAAATAAAAATAAGATATTAATAATACAGAGAAACAGCTTGATGAACTTGATGCGCTTATTTGCTTATAGTTTTTTTATTGTTTTGTCAAGTTATTATCGAAATTTTTAGATATTTATATTGTATGATTTTATTGAAACAAGCGCTTTCTGAGGTTTTTGATCACAATTTGTTGGAAACTGATATTACGCACAAACGAACTATCTATTGTGATATGGATGGTGTGCTTGTAGATTTTGATACGGGGTTTTTAGAAATATCAGGCGGTAAATCAGCTGAATATTTTGATCAAATAGGCAAAAGCCAAGAAATATGGAGGTTGATTGCAAGTCAACCAAACCAAGGCATTGATTGGTGGGCAAATTTGCCAAGAACATCAGATGGACCAACATTATGGAAATATTTAACAACTCACTATAATATTGTTAATATATTGAGTAGTACCGGTTCTAGAAAATCAAAAAGCAACAGTGCTGAGATTGGTAAAAGAACATGGTTACGAACCAATTTAACGCCAACACCCAACGATAAAAACATATTTTTGGTTGATAGTTCAGAAGCAAAACAAAAATATGCAAATAATACCGACGATATTTTAATCGATGATTTGCCAGCAAATATTCAGCAATGGAGAGCTGCTGGCGGCATAGGAATATTACATGTTAGTGCACAAAACACAATCAACCAACTCAAAAGACTACAACCAACACAAGAAAGTTACGGATACAGTTGGTCGAATGTATAAAAAATATGATTACAAGAATATACAATGAAACATTGAATCCCGCACTTTGGGATTTAAATTCAAACACATTGAAACCAGAAGTGCGTGAAAAATTGTTGCAAATAGCTCAAGAATTTTATGAGGAAACAGATCTTAAAGCACCAATTGAAGACATTTATGTGTTGGGTAGTGCTGCCAATTATAATTGGAATTCAGTAAGTGATATTGATTTGCATGTGGTAGTTCAAATGAAGTTGATCAATGCTGATGTTGAAATTGCAAAACAATTGGCGGATCAATTAAAAATAAACTGGAATCAAAATCACAATGTAACAATAAAAACTCACAGAGTTGAATTGTATATTCAAGATGTTAATCACCCAACACGTGCACTAGCAATATACAGTGTTTTGAACAACAAATGGGTCAAAACTCCACAAAAATTGAATTTAAACCTTGATAAACAAGCAATTCAGAACAAATATACTGACATGTTTAATCAAATTAAAGCTGCAATACAATCCAACAATTTGGATCGTTTGAAGCGGGTATTAAAAGCCTTGTATGACATGAGAGAATCTGGTCTTAGCAAAGGTGGTGAGTTTAGTACAGAAAATATTGTATTCAAACTGCTTCGTACTCGTAATCACGTGGACAATTTGAAAAAAGCAGTTAATAAAGTTTACGATGCGCAAAACTCATTAAAATAATATTATGTTATAAAGCGCCATTTTCCGTTGCCACAGTCCCAAATACGATCATAACCATTGTTTTTCATATTTTGCCATTCTGTTATATTTTCGTCATAGGTTGGCAAAATAGTTTTCAACTTATGCTTTTGAAATCCCATACGATTTTTTAATGAACCGTAAGAATCAAAAATATACCAGTAATTTGGGCTTGTGCATTCAACAAATGCAAAGCCCAACTTAGAATATATCTTACCGGAAAAATATCGTTTATCGTTATAAGAAACAATACTTTTAGGATGATAATTTTTAATAAAATAACTGAACATTTTTGAAGCTCCGCCTATGATAGAATGATTCAACTTGTTACAATAGCGGACCATTTCCCATTGATATTTTTTATCAAATCTAGATTTTCCAAATGTCATCAAAGAAATTAGATCGTTGTTATAAAACAAGCCAATTTTTATAGAACTACTTGACATTCCTTGCATATGATTGTTAACAAGAAAATTTTCAATTGTTTTATTGCATGTTATTAGTTTGAGTTCACATTGACGTGCATATACTTTAATACCGTTGACACCAAGTGTATTTTTCAAAACAGACTTTACAATTTCTTGTTTTTGATACCATTCATTTTCAAAAATATGAATCAATGAAATATTCTTTGATTCACAGTTCACTGTTTTGTTATAATGATAAACTTTGTTTTTTGCTCCCATTATTTCACTGTGCCAATACAAACCGTTACATTCAATAGCAAGATTTGCTGAAGGTATATAAATGTCCAGTTCTTTAGGTTTCAAAACAGTTTTATTGTTTGTTTCGACCAAAACGTTTTCACCAACCAACGATTTAACATAATCATATATTTCTTTTTGAAAATATGACATGTTTTGTTTATCACAATTTACGCAACGCAATGGATTGCCATTGTTTAGATTGTAAGAATCTACATTATTACAGCGTTTACATTTGAATTTATATTTTACAATTGACAAATCCTTTAATACTCCAAAATAATTGTCGGGTTTAAACATTGGAATAAAATTAACAAATCTGTCATGTGACAATATTCTATCAAACATGGTTTTTACATGTTCCAATTTAAAGTTAGTTGACTGTGATGCATGTGATTTTCCGTATTTTGCCAAACATGTTTGTTTATATTGCACTTTATATTCGTCAGTTTTAACAAAATTATCTACACCATATTTGTTTAAACATGTTTGTTTCATCTGCGATGTATTTCTGTAGTTTTCATCGCCATGACGACTTTTTGTTGTTTTTTTACCTTTTTCAACAAATTCTTCTTTTTGTAGAGCATGTTCAACGCCGTACTTTTCCATCATTGATTTTTTAAAGTTGTTGACCACCGATTGTGTTTTCATAGGATGATCAACACCGTATTTTTCAAAAAAAGATTTGAGTTGTGAGTCTTTTGCCAACAATTTTACAGACGGTGAGTTTTGACTACATTTAACTGAACAAAACCGCTGATTTCGTTTTGCATACTTTACAGAAAACGTAACCGAACATTGTTCACACACGTTGTCAACCGCAATTGGATTTTTTCTTGGACGAGCCATAATTCTGATTTCTGGTTCAAAGACAGTATACCAGATTAAATATTATAAGAAATGCAAAATACATTTTTTATTTTTTTATATGTATTACCAACAACATAACTAAAATATATGGCAGACATACTTACCCCAAACGAAATGTTCTACACTGTATTTGAACCAAAAGTTCAAAACAGATTTATCTTCTCAATCGACGGCATTCCCGCTTTCATTATTAAGAAGACCGATAGACCAAAGCTCACACAAGAAAAGAGGACTATTGATTACATTAACGTACAACGTTACTACAAAGGTAAGAGCGTATGGAACGATATAACCGTTGAACTTTACGACCCAATCGTACCAAGTGGTGCTCAGGCTGTAATGGAATGGGTACGTTTGCACCACGAAAGCGTAACTGGCCGTGACGGTTATCTTGACTTTTATAAGAAAGACGTAACCATCAACGTACTTGGACCCGTGGGTGACAAGGTAGAAGAATGGCAGTTGAGAGGCGCATTTATCAGCAATGCTGAATTCGGTAGTTTGGATTGGGGAAACGGCGGTGATTCTCTCAACATTACCATGACGCTTGTGTACGATTACGCTGTGCTTCAATATTAACATCATCATATGATTACGCAAGTAGGGCGTTATCGAACAATAAACTTAAAGGGTTTGAAAATCTCCCAACTACTTATGTTGGGAGATTTTTATGTATACATGCATTCGTTGTAAAATGGAATTTAAATCGTATGATGCTTTACGTCGTCATGTTGGAAGAATTCATAAAGTTGCGTCTGTTGATTTTTACGTAGAGAATAATTTAAATGGACAATGGCCAGAATGTAAATGTGGGTGTAAACAACGAGTTAAATGGTCACATGGTAAAAAAGGATTTGTAGATTATTGTCAAGGACATCAATCCAGAGTAAATAATAACTGGGGACATAATAAAAACGCACAGTTGAAATCAGCTGAGACTCGTAGACAACAATATCAATCGGGTGATAGAAAGGTGTGGAATGACGGACAAACCAAAGATACAGATGATAGAGTAAAAAAGTATGGACGTATCATATCTGAACGTTTTTCTATAGGTCGAAAAATTGAATATTCTCAAAGGATGACTAATAATAGGTTAAATGGAATAATTCCTACACTAACAAAGTCTGAACACCCTCAATGGAAAGGTGGAATCTCTGAAATTAACGTGTTAGCCAGATCTTCCACTAAATTATATAAAGAGTGGAAATATCCTATTTTAATTCGTGATGGGTTCAAGTGTACTAAATGTTGTAGCACCGAACAATTACATGTACATCACGATGACGAAACAATGAGTAATATCGTTAAAAAACATGTTTTGATAGATGTAGATGTAATAGATTTTGAGTTAAAAAAGACAATAACAGAAAAAATTGTAGAATATCATATAACTAATAATGTATCTGGAATTACATTATGTTTAAAGTGTCATGGCGAACTACACCCATCTTTAAATTTCTAATGAGAATTAACTCATTACACTATTTATTAACAAATGAAAATCACCAAGGCTGAACTAAAATCACTTATCAACGAAGTATTGATGGAAGTTGTTGACTCTGATAAATTTACAAAAGCGTTGGAAACGTTGAATAAAAAAGCACATGGTCAAAATGTCGCTCTTCAACAAACAAGAGTTGCTATTGCAAAAGTAAAAGAACAACAAGCACAAGATCGTACACAACGAGCGTCAGATGCGGTGGATGCCGCAGAAGGACGAGGAAACAATAGTGGCAATGAACAAGATGCATTGAATAATGCAAAAAAAGCAGAGAAAAGTGCTGAAGATAATGTAACTGCTGCGGAGAACAATTTGAAAGCTGCTCAAAAAGGTGGATCAGGAACTTAATTAAAATAACCAAAAAATTTAAAGACGGTATATATATTGTTATACTAAAAAGTTATTATGGAAAACGATCAAACAATTCCTATTACGCGTCCACAAACCATTGTTGGTGGACCTCCTATTGCAAGAAATCCTTCAATGTCACAGCCAACACCTGTGACTGTAAAGCCTCAAAATACGTTTCCTACCGAAACAATTGGACTACCAAGCGAGGGTCATTTTTATCCATCGGATCATCCACTATCAAGTGGACAGATTGAAATCAAGATGATGACGGCCCGTGAGGAAGATATTCTTACCAATCAAAACCTTATCAAAAAAGGTATTGTTTTGGATAAACTGTTGGAATCTTTGATTGTTACACCATGTAAGTTGGATGATCTTCTAACAGGTGATAAAAATGCAGTGTTTTTTGCCGCTAGGCGTCTTGCCTACGGTGATTCGTATGGTCCCGTGACGGTTACATGTCCCAAGTGTCAAACAGAGTGTGATCGAAAAATTGATTTATCGTTGATGCAGTCAAAAGAAGTTGATGTATCACAATATGCGAAGGGTCAAAATGAGTTTGAGTTTACGCTTCCTTATACCAAGAAGACGATCAAGTACAAGTTGTTGAATCATCGTGATGAAGGTTTGATTGATGCGGAGCTTAAAGCTATGGCAAAGGTCAATAAAACTGGAAGCAGTGAAGTTACAACTCGTTTAAAGTATATGATTGTGTCGGTGGACGGCAATACCGATAAAAACGTTGTGCGCAAGTTTGTAGATCATGAGTTGCCATCCCGAGATAGTTTGGCATTCAGAACACATGTACGAGAACACAGTCCTGATTTGGACATGAGTTTCGAATTTTCGTGTGATGAATGTGGAAACGAGGAAAGGATGCAGGTGCCTTTGACGGCACAGTTTTTTTGGCCTGACGCCGGAAGATAAAATACATCTTCACACACAAATCTTCGAATTATCTTACTATTCAGAGGGTGCATTTACACAAGAAATTGCGTATAATTTACCCACGCACATGCGTTTATTCTATTTGAAAAAGTTGGCTGATGCCAAAAAGAAAGAAAATGAACAAATGGAAAAGGCGTCTGAATCATCACGTAAGAAATAAACCCCCAAAAACTGAATATAAATACGTTATTTGTATATTTATAATGAAATAACGTATTATGGCCGATGAAGAACTATTAAAAGATGCTGCAAAGATGTTGCAAAACGCAACTGCGGAATCTGAAAAAACAGGAAAGAGTATAGCTTTTGCCACCGATCAATTAAAAAAGCTCGGAAAGGCGTTTAGCATAATGTCAAATCAATCCAAGGCTGCATATGAACAAGTTCGTAATGCAAGTGAGACAGCAAACAAATCAATGCAGAGAACTCAGGATGTGTTGTTCAACATGGGGGACCAAACCATATCAACTGGAGCGAAATTACACGAAATGTTCGATGCGTTGGTACGTCTTCCAATGGACAGTATAACAGAGCAAATTGAACTTCAAAATGAAGCATTGGAAGAAACAATGTTAAAAGAAAGTAAGTTGTACAAAACAGGTTCTGATTTAAAAAAACAACAAGAAGACAAGTTAAAATTATTGGAAGATGAAATATCAAAACAAAAAGATTTAGCAAAAAAAACCGGAATAGATAATAAGTCTATAATAGCTGATTTAGACAAACAAATTGAGAAGAAAAAAGAGGCTGTTAAATATGCCGAAAAAGTGATGGAAAGAACTAAACAAAGTCTTTTAACTAACAATGAAAACGTTAAAGCTATAGCAAAAACAACGGAAAAGTTGAAAGGCACCGGTAAAGTTCTTGAGTCGCTTGTAGGACCAGCTATAAAGTTTTTGTCTAAGTTTACAGAAGCATATGATCGTTTTGTACAGTTGGATGCAGCTGCGTTATCTTTCAGAGAAACCACAGGACTTCTTATCAGTCAAATGGTTCAACTTGAAAAAGCAGCATTAAACGTAAATCAAGAATTAATAACACAGGGTGTTACTATTGGAAAAGCGTATGATGCAGCTGCTGCTTTAACAAAAGAGTTTTCAAATGCTTATTCTGTAACTCAAGATCAAATACGTGCAGTTGCACAATTGAACGCCAACTTGGGAGTCACAGAATCAGTTGGTGCAGGATTTCTTCAAAAGATGGAGAGTGTTGGTGGATTAACTGAAAAACAATCTATCGGCATGGCCGGACTTGCTACAAATGCAGCCAAAGCTGCCGGAGTACCAATCAATAAAGTGATGCAGGATGTTGCTAATGCATCTGGAGAAACACTTGCGATGATGAGAGGCAATGTTCGTCAAATGACATTGGCAGCAATTCAAGCAAATCGTTTGGGTGTTGACCTTCAAAAATCTGCAAATGCTGCAAAACAATTGTTGAGTTTCACCGAAAGTGTTGATGCTGAAATGGAAGCAAGTGTATTGCTTGGCAAGAATCTCAATTTGAATCTTGCAAGACAACTTGCTTTCCAAGGTGATATAGCTGGATCACAAAAGGAAATCTTGAGACAAGTGAAATCGATGGGTGATTTCAACAAGATGAATATGTTCCAACAAGAGGCACTTGCAAAAGCATCTGGATATACCGTAGAGGAACTATCCAAGATGATCAAGAATGAGGAACGTTTGTCCAAGTTGAAGCCTGAACAGTTGAAGGCATATGAAGATGCTACCAAAGCACTCAAAGAACAAAAAGAAGAAACGGGTGAACAAATTCTTCAACAAGCACAAATGCAGAGTGCGATGCAACAATTGAGCAACACATATGCTGCATTTAAACAAATTCTTGCAGACATATTGACTCCAGTTGTTAATGTTGCGGTCAAAATATTGATTCCAATATTGAAAATGGTATTGGCTGCTTTCAACCTTTTGTTGATACCTGTTAAAGTATTGGCCAAAGGTATTCAAGCAGCTTTTGAACCATTTGAACCGGTATTGCAGTTGGCATCAGATTTTTTTGATAAGAGCAATGCTGCAATTGAAAAATTGGTACAGGGATTGGTTGATTATGGAAAACTTGTGATAAAGTTGGTTCCGGGCTGGTCGTTGATGTTGGCGGTAATCAGAGGAATTGGCACAGCAATAACAGCGATAGGACGAGGAGTAAGCATCATTGGAGCTGGGTTAACAACTGCAAGCAGAGTTGCGTCAATATTGTTTGGAGCACTCAGCCCAATTACCAGAGTCATTTTTGGTATTAGTTCAATTATTGGATCTCTAATCAACGTAGTAGGACGTGGAATACAGATGATCGGCGGACTCGCCTCTACTATTGGTAATTCTTTTAAATTGGTTGATATTTTCGTAAAACCGGTGATTGGTGCTTTTAATTTAATTTCTAATTTAGCGACAAGAATAATATCACCAATACGTGGTATTATATCATTTTTCGGTACCGCTGGAGGCATGGTTGGACGACTTGTATCCGGACTCGGTGCTGTAGGAAGAGTCGGTAGAATACTTGGTGCATTTAGTAAAGCTGTACCTGTTGTTGGATGGATTATAGCGGGTCTTCAGGGTATTGTATCAATGTTCACAAAGTTGAAGAGTGGAACCGGAGTCTTCAAAGCTCTGGGTGAGACACTATATGAAATTTTTGTGGAACCATTTAGAATGTTGTTTGAATTATTGGGCAAAATACCAGTTATTGGTGGATTGTTCAGAGCTATATTGCCTGTTTTTGATGCATTAAAATCAATTATTGTTGGTACATTTGAATTAATAGGATCATTATTTGGTACAATATGGGACATCACCAAAGGATTGATGAAAGGAATTTATGACATTGGTGCAGCAATTATGTCGGTAATCGCATTGCCGTTCAAAATGTTATTTGCTGGATTCAAGTTGATTTGGACATTGGCCACAGATGTATTTACATCGGTGAAAAATCTAATAATGGGGGTGTTTAAGGATTTAATGGGTGGAAACATTATGGGTGCTATATCAAAAGTGTTTTCATTTATTCCAACTCTGTTTGCAAAGATGTTTTCAAGTGTAAAATCATTTATGATGAACATTTTTGGTATGATGTTTTCAACTGTAGCTAAAGTATTTGATTCTATATTTTCGATACCAAGAAAATTGATTGGAGGACTTATAAACATACTAGCAAAACCTTTTGTGTCAATTTTCAACATGGCACAATCAGTGTATGACAAAATTGCATCATTCTTTTCTGGTGGTGGAGGATTGTTGAGTGGTATTGGTTCAACGATATCATCAATTTTTGGATTTATTTTTTCTCCATTAGCATCAATACCGAAGTTATTGTTGGGTTCTATTTTCTCGTTTGTATCATCTGCTAACCAAGCAATATCAGGTTTATTTGACAATGTGGCTGGTTTTTTTGACAGTTTGATACAAAACATAATAGGATCTATTGTGTCGGTAATATCGGTTATAACTGAAAAGGTGGGTAGTGCAATAACCGCTATTTGGAGTGGCATTAAGTCAATTGCATCTTTTATTGGTGGAATATTTGGATTTTTTGGATTTGGCGGTGATACTCCTTCTATCGACGACCAATCAAAACCATTAGAAAACGTACCTTCACCAGCACCCGCACCAAATGTTAATGGACCAGCTGATACACAAACTGTTAATATGATTGCTGAAATTCAAAAAACCAATGAAAAGTTGGATGAATTGATAAGATTGATGGCCAACGGCGGATTGGTTGTGAATCTTGATGGTAGAAAAGTAAGTGAACAACTCGCTTTAGCTAGTGCTAATGTATAATTATAGAATATGCCAGAACCAATTCAAAGAAACTCAATATCGTTTCCGTTAACGAATCGATACAATTCTGCATCATCTTCTCCTTCACCGGGCAGTGGAGCAGAACCCAAAACCATTGTGGTTCCGCCTATCAACAAAATACCCAGCGACTATCCAATTGGTCCTGCGCCGGGTAAAGTTGAAAAGTTGTATATCAGCAACAACAAATCCATATTGAGTAGATACAGTCCAAAAACTGGATATTCCAACGGATTGCTTCGATTTGGTCCGCGTCAACCTTTTGTATGGTTTACGCCCAATGAAGGCAATAGTGGAACCAATGCTATCAAAAAGTATGATACACGGTTTTTTCCATTAGGATCTGCATTGCAAGATGTAGTTCGTGTTGGTAAGTTTTTGGTGTCTGGTCCCGGTGTTATGTTCAATATCAAACAATTGGTATTGCAAAATTTACAACCGTTCAATGAAACTGCGCTATACAATCCAGCTGATCCGTTAGTATCTGCATTTCGTGCCACATCGTTGGGATTGCTTCCAAGAGTTCAACGTCACATTGATTTGGGTGGTGGTCTTTTGGGTGCATTAGCCAGTGTAGTTGGATTTTCTGTAACATCACAAAGCAACAGTATACCAAGAGGGTCCATAGGCGCTGGTAGTTCAGATACTGCATCTAGTTCGCCTCTTTCAAAACAATCAATAGGTACCGGCAAAGGTCTATTGAGAGCTAAAACCGCATCATCGGGATATACATCATTTGCATCACGTTGGGGAGGAAATGCTAGTAAAACAAGTTTCTTGAGAGCAATGGCTGCGTCTGTGTTTCCGTCTTTGATTAGTGTAAAACAACCGCCTGGCACAAAATACAAGGCTGACGAAGGTTCATATGGTATGATGATCAACGACAATCGTGAAAGATTGTCAACAACCAACGTAGTAACTGGTGTTAATTTGCCATTGAATCAAATTTGGATTGCGGGTGCTGATACAATACGAAAGAAAAAGGAAACACCAAGAAGTCGTGAAATCAAATATGTTGATGGTTCAAGTCAAAAAGTCAATTCGTCTGTAAGCGGTCCATCTATCAATGGATTGGAAACCGGTTTTACAATTGAAAAAGATCAAGATGATATTGAAAAGTATGGAAAGTCTGTGGGTATTACTGCATACAGAAAAAACTCTGATGCGGATTTCAAATACTCCACGATGTTGATCAACTATAAAAAGTTTATTGATAAAACTTCAACGTTTTTAACCAAAATGGACGGTCCACCCGTGGATCTTACCAATGCAGAAGATACATACGTAATTAAGCCACAAGAAGATTTCTATAAAAAGTATGGGTTTTCAGCAACACCGTTTCTTGCAACAGTGTTTACACTCAACACTATTCCTACAAGACGTGGAAAAGTTGATGTAAAAGCAGCACCATACTTGGTAGATGACACATATTCCAAGAGACACAAAGACAATAACAATGAAGGTGTTCTCAAAGAATTTAGAACCAATCTTGATGCAGGTAAAATTGGTAACGTTCCAACTTTATCAAATGATATCAATGAACCGATTAATGCTACATTGGCATTAAAAGATCAAGATAGAATTAACAAAGAACGTATTGACAAACAAAAAGCGTTTTATAACGAATACGGTTTTAATGATACACCCACTGTAGCAAAATCTGGAACAATACAAAACATTCCAAAACGTGAAGGTGGCGATCTTAACAGAGACGCATATGATGTAGACGGTACATACATCAAAAATGTTATCACCAACAACAACGAAGGTGTATTAAAATCTATACGTCAAAATGTTGATGCTGATAAAATTGGTAAAATTGACACACGTACCAACGCTGTCAATCAATTGAATAATGCTACGTTGGAAGTTAATGTCAACGACACCATTCATAAAACACAACTTGAAGCACAAACCAATTTTTACAAACAACGTGGTTTTGATACTACGCCAGATGTAGCTAAAATCAAACAAATAACAGACATACCACAACGTGGTGATACCAATACACCACCCACGGATGATGTTAATGTGCCAGGCACATATTCGAATCTTGCAAATCAAACAGGCGACTCAAGCGTTTTGTCAGATTTAAAAAACAACATGGAGCAAGATAAGTTTCAAAATGTACCTTCTGCAAAAAACCATGTTAATCAGCCTATTAATGCTACGTTGGCATTGAAAGATCAAGATCGAATCAATCAAGAAATAGCAGACACACAAAAGAAGGTGTATACTGATTTGGGATTGGCAGATACGCCCGAAATATCCAAGATCAAAAAACTAAATCAAATACCAACACGTGAAGGCAGTGGTGATTTAAATCGTGATGCATATTTGGTTGATGGCACGTATTCAGCTACACGTAAAAACGATGGTATTAATAGTAATCTTGTCAATATTAGACGCAATTTGGAAGACGGTAAAATTAGTGATACTGTATCCACAGCAACTATTGATATCAAAGGCGATCCTACTGATAAAAACAATGCGACACTACAGTTGAAGCAAGACGATATTGTAGTTTTGAATCGTACTGCGATGTTGAAGAAAGTTATAGACAACATTCGTGCTAGTGGATATCAAGTTGCGTTCAACAATGTCAATACTAGAGTGATGTCGAGTCCGGATGCCACTGTTTTTGGTATACAAACACTGACGTTTAGAAACATCACAGACAACAAATATAGTAAAGATTATGCTGATAGTTCACAATTGGTTGATGGATTGGAACACAGTCGTTTGAACAGCAAAAAGTTTGCAGGTGCACGTTATGGTGATGAACTAAACAAATTGACCATACTTGGTCCGGATAAAGATATTTTGGATGAAACGGATGTAAATGGATGGAGCGTATATGATCCTATCAAAGATGATTTGATTGCATTTTATTTTGTTGATATGGTCAATGATCGTTATATACCGTTTAGAGCCACTGTAACTGGTATACAAGACAGTTTTCAAGTTGATTGGAACAACTACAAGTATATTGGTCGTGCAGACAAACTATACACATATGAAGGTTTTACAAGACAGTTGAGTTTTACTTTCAAAGTGTATGCATCCAGTATCAAAGAATTGCTTCCTATGTGGAAGAGAATCAACTATTTGTGTGGATTTGCAATGCCTGCCAATTATACATCGGCTACAAGCAATGGTGATGGTAGTGAAAGTCAGTTTTCGGTTCCTCCATTTGTTAAATTGAATTTGGGAGATATGTATAAAGATCAACCTATTTTGATTAACAGAGTAGGTTTGTCCATACCAGAAGGTGCTGCGTGGGAAACATTATCTGAAAATTCAGAAGCTAATTGGTCATATTTGAATGGTATTATACAATGGCCAAATTCTGATGGCAAGTATGCACAATTTCCAAGAGAAGTAGAAATATCATTGGATATTACGGTGTTGCAAAAAGAAAGACCTGTTGTGGGTGCTGCAAACTTTGGAAATGCCACAAGAGATCAAGTGAACAATGCGATAATTGCCGGCGATGACAATAAGTTTTCCAAACAACTGATAACTTATGTTCAGAACTACGAATAATTATAGAATATGAGATATGATACGTCTGTTAATATAAAAAAGAGATGGGATGGCAAAAGATATTTTGGCACACGAATATATCCATCTATACCATTGGATTCCAGCGACATATATATTGTATCCAATGAAACAGATTCGCTGGACAATCTTGCGTTTAAGTATTATAAGAATCCATCGTTGTGGTGGGTGATTGCGCAAGCCAACAACATTGGAAAAGCCAGAATGGCGGTTGAACCGGGATTGCAATTGAGAATACCGACAAAAATAAATTCAATTGTCAATAACTACAAGTTGTTGAATACATAATGTTATGGCGACAAAATTTATAGCACCGTTTGAGTTACAACCTTTTACCTCATTTATTCGTGAAGAATTGAATCGTCGTGAACAAGACGTTGGATTTCAATATACGAAAAATGATACTGCAAGTTGGGATGACAATGGTGATTGGAACACCTATAAGGGACCATTGCGTTGTTGGGTTCGTATTTGTTCCAATGGTATTGGTAGTGAAAAGTATGGATCCAAAGAAGGATTTGTGATGGGCGGAATAAATGGTTTTTATAAAGACTATGGTTTTGATCCTGTAACTAATGCCAAAAAAGAAACTGTTTTGGGATACACACCGTCTGGTGAAGAACACAAAATTGAGGGAGAGTATGCAGTTGATAGCACAACTATTAGCAAACATGTACCACCACCTGGCATTATTAGTGTAGATGCGGTGATGCAAAAGTCATTGTATCGTCAAGTAACAATCAAGTGGAAGTGTTATTCTAAAGATCATTTGAACTATTTGACGCCGTACATGATGACGCCCGGTGTAAGTATGTTTATTGAATGGGGATGGAACCATTACAATCCAAAATGTTTATTAAACTTGATGGACATAGGTCGTCCTGCATTGATGAAAAAGACGATGGATGATAAAACACCGGGACCATCTGGCGATCCTGATGATCCACGAACAGATTCTGGGCATGGTCTTTTAGGATTGTATACAGATCCGTTGTTGCAACAAACTCATATTGAACAAGGTAAAGGAATGTATGAACTGACATGTGGAATTATCAGCAGTTTTGATTTTTCGGTTCAGGCGGATGGTTCGTATGACTGTACTACCGAAGTGAAAAGCAACAGTTTTATTTATAGTGGTACACAAGTTAAAAGCAATGCTTTGGCATCAACATCAACTGCTGATAGTCAAGGAAACAAAAAGCCAGAACCGGTTAAATCATTAAAAGCGTATATTGATGGACAGTTTAAAGAAATACCAAAAGTTGTGTTGAATAATTTGGACAACAACGAACCATTGTTTCCAAATTCTGGGTTTCCGGGACCAGAAACCAGAGTATTTATTCCAAGAAATCTTGATACGTCCAAAGATCCACGTACCAAACAAGACAATGTAACCAAGTTTAGTTTCGATAGTGGTGCAACCGATGATTTTTGGATTACGATGGGATTGTTTATTGATATTGTAAACAAGTTTTGCGAAGGTACATCAGAAAAAACAGGTGCAGCTTTTAGCAGAATTGACATATCATCATCTTGGATTGGTGGACACAAAAATTTGATTAGCACCGACGGCAAAGTGTTGTTGATTCCAAATGCAGTTGCACCAAATATTTCTCCTGACGTTGAAGATCGTGGTAAATCAACGTTATATCAAACGCCACCAACTCAACAAACTGGTGCGTTACCACCTGCAAAATCAGAGGCTGACAAAACACTTGAATCTGTGTTTAATGTTGCGCAACGACAAGATTTGAATGAGATTATCAATTATTTTAGAATCAACTATGGTGGAAAACAACCAGAACAAGTTGCGTTTCCAACCGCATCATATGATTATTATACAGGAAAGCTGGAGAATTTGTATGTTCATAAAGATGTTATTATTGCGGCTCTACAAAAATCTGAGACTATAACTGATGTATTGAACTATGTGTTGAACAAAATCAATGAAGCTGCAAATAACATGTGGCAGTTTAACATTATTCAATATGGTCCGTCCAATTCATTGTTGAGTATTATTGATCTTAAATCGATGAGTATAAAAAGATTGCAAGACTTGGGAGGAGGTTTTAGACCATTTTTATACTTCTTCAAAAATCGTGCAAGTAAAAACACAATTATTAGTTTGAGTATGAGTGTTAAATTGAGTGACAAAGTTGCTACTCAAGTTTTGTACAATTCTCCCAAAGACAATAAAAGTGTGGTACCTATATCCAATCCATTTAAGTTTACCATCAAAGATAGATTTTTTAAGAAAACGTTGGATGACTCTTATTTGAAACCATCAGATAGAGAAACGTTGTTGAAACAACAACAAAATCCTGAAAAGGAAAGAGAACGTGAAGATCAAAAGAAATTGATTCAAAAAGAAAAAGATGTAAAGTCCGGAGCGTTTGTTGTGGGTATAATAAAAAAAGAGACAGTATCACTTGATACGCTTTCACCAGAGGCATTTGATCAATTGCCTCTGCCATCGAGGCTCGCGCTCGTCGATCCGTTTAATTTTTCACGAACAATAACACTTGAACAGACATATATAAGAAAACTTGTATTGAGACAAAAAGATCTTTTGAATTTGTTGGTTAACGATCAAGATCCGTATAACATGTCTGTTAATGGAATGCCGCAGCCGGATTTCAAGGTAGAAATTTCATTATTGGGCATTGCGGGTTTAAAGACATTTCAAATTTTTGGTATTGATAATTTACCAGAACCATATGACAAAGACATTTTGTTTCAAGTAAACGACGTAAAACACAGTCTTCAAAGCAAAGGTATGTGGACAACCACAATAACTGCTAGTCTACGACCTGTTAAAGCGTTGAATTTGGCAGCAGCAATTTAAGTTAGTTAATATGATTGATTTAAACAAATATACAAAGTTGAAAGGAAACATTGTACCTCCATTGTTTCCCAGAGCGTATATTTTTGCATCTGAACCGTTGGATTATACCATACAGTATGCACGTCGATATTTTGTTAAAAAAGCCAACGACAACGAAATATTTGAAGTAAGTTCAAAAAACTATAAAACGTTGCCCGGAAACATTTATATTAAGTTGTCACTTCAGTGGCAAATTGGTGGTGAAAATGCGACTGAGCACAACAAACAACAAGTTCAAATGGCAGAAAAGAAAATGAATGGTATTTCTGCCAAAGTGACCAACTATCTTTTGGGTTATGAACTGACCCCTACGCTAAAGACGTAGGGGTTTTCTGACGATTCCAGAGATAAAAGAGGATCCATTTCACAAGATATTAATCACATATCCAATTACAAATAACGAATGGAAAAGAAACTCTCTGTTACAAGAAAGTTTAATGTTATACATCAAAAACGTCACCAAGTCAGACCGTTTGAATAAAAAGTCATTGAAAATATGCATGGATTGTAGCAACGTGCATAACTTTTTTATACGAGAACGATCTACCCAAGATTCACAACGTTTAGATCCATGGTACAGAACATTTCCAATGTTTCCGGGAATACAAAGCAATCGTATGGTAATTGAACAGAATACAAACATAGAATACGACTGGCATCCTATTATAAATTATGACAACTCAAAGACATATAACTTCATCTATGTGACTTCGCTTGATAGAATTAAAATATACTGTATTGATACGTTAAACCATATGTAAAATTATAACGTTTATTGATCACAAACTATGTTAAATCTCAACCCTATAAAAAAATAACAAATAAAGAGTGTTTAGTTAGTTTAGATCCAAACGAAACCACAATAATTTATGACAAATCGACGTAATTTTTTTATACAATCCGGTCTACTTAGCACCGCTTCGTTTGGATTAGATTCATTTGCAGTCAACCACAAACATCAAACGCCAGTTGAAAAGGTATTCCTTAAAAACAAGTTTGACCCAACTAAAGATCCTAAACGTATTCGTAAGAGTTTTTATGATTTAACAGACGAAGAACTTCGTAACCTATGTAAGGCAATTGGCTATATGCGTAATGACATGCCTACCGACAGTCCTCTCCATTGGGAGAACTATGGTAGACAACATGCACATCATTGTACCGAAGCCGGTGACGGTAATCCTCAGGTTCATTGGAGTTGGCACTTCCTCCCATGGCATAGAGGGTATGTCTATTTCCTAGAACGTATTCTTGCCAATATTCTCACCACCAAACTTAACATCGACGGTTCCAAGTTTGCATATCCATACTGGGATTGGAGCACGCATCCTGAAATTCCAAACACTCGTCTGCGTCAACAGGCTGGACTTGCAAGTCCATTGTTTGGTTATGACCTAACTCAGGAAGATATGGTCAACGTTGATAATCTAGGGTTTGACAACACAGCATTGTATGATGGTAATCGTGGACCCACCATATTGAAACCCAAGATGGATCCTGATAATGAATTGACCCAAGATTCTAAAGATCACATTAAGGAAGCATTGTATTATACCAGTGCGTCGTACATTAACCAGATTCTAATGGCTCCGTTTGAACAGTTTGGCGGGGGATCAACAATCGACAGAAAGACGGGCCAAGGTCTTTTGGAACAAGGACCACACAACGACGGTCATGATTGGGTTGGAACCCGTATTGGCAAAAACAGAACCATGGGAACATTACGATATGCTGCTCTTGATCCTATTTTCTACATGCACCATGGTAACATTGATCGTATATTCTCATTGTATACACAACCAATGCCGGATCTTGATGGTCCGTGGGGTCAACAAGTTTATGAATACACTGACATTGACGGTTCGTGGGTCAGGGTCAGCGTCAAAGATATCATGACTGGTATCAGCAATAATATCAGCTATGGTGAATCTCCATTGATGGCCAAGATTGCACACCGTCCAAGTAATGTAACCAGAAACATTGTGGTTCCAGTTCAAAAGGTTATTGAAAACGATCCTGTTAGCGTCACAATTTCGTCCACCATTGTGAAAAAGATTATTACAAGCAAACTTGCTTTGATGGATGTTAAATTAGGTACGATTAACTACACTGGAAAGTATAAAATTAATATCACATTGAAAGATGCAAATGGAGTTGATACAACCGTTGGACGTATCAGAATGTTGGAAGGCGAACATCGTAAAGATATACAGCCAAATTCGGAACACGTTTTCAGTGTGGCATTGAAGACCATCACTGCCCCTCCGACTGGAGAAGTGGTATTAACATTTATTCCTCCAAAAAAGAATGTTAAACTTAAAATAAAGACGTTGGAATTTATGTCAGTTGAGTAAAATATTGAACTTTTTGTTGACAAACGATATGAAAACCAATAAAAAAACTTGATGATGTGATCAACATGATATATTGTTATGTTGATGATAAAGTTGTTGACAGAAATTGAAAAGCACATAGTTCGTAGAGACATAATATTGGATATTGTGCCGTTGTCTAATGATTTTCATGTTGCATCTATTGGTTTGTGTTTGGTTTTGATATATTGTGTTGATGATCAACAGTTTTTTTCAATACCTATTGATTCAACGGATCATGGTTTGAATTACAACAAAGACGATGTGTGTAAAATGTTGAACAAAGTGCGTGGACGTATATTTTGCATCAACAAAAAGAAAGTGTTGCATCAGTTTGAGTTACAAAAACTGTATGATTTGTCGGTCATTATGTTTTTTGAGACCGGTGAAATTGTAGAAGATGACGAATACAACACGACATCACATACTTTTTTCAAACACAAGTATCACAATCATAAAGAATTAAACAAAATTATACCTAGCAACAATCACATTTCCAAGTTTTTGGATATATGTAAAGATGTTGTGGTGTATATTCGTAAAAATTATGAAGCTGCATATTACGATATCAACAATTTGCTGGTAGAAACGTTGCAAAACATTGAAAAACAAGGAATATATGTCAATATTGATCAATTCAATCAACATTTTTCTGATAAAACGCATTTGGTGTCAGAAAATAGGGTATATACTGAATACAATATTTTTACTTCGACCGGAAGACCTAGCAATCGTTTTGGCGGTATCAATTTTTCAGCACTAAACAAAGAAAATGGGTGTCGAAAGAGCTTTGTTTCACGACATGGTGACGATGGTGTATTGATAATGTTTGATTATAGTGCGTATCATCCACATATTATTGCAAAACTGGTCAATTATGTGTTTCCAAACAAGGTAAACATATATCAGTATTTGGGCCAATATTACTTCAAAACCGAAAATCTTTCCGAAGATCAGTTGAAGAAGTCGAAAACGTTAACGTTTCAACAATTGTACGGTTCTATCTCGGAAGAATACCTAAAAATACCGTATTTTGCGAAGATTTCTGAATATCTTGATCATCGGTGGAAGTTTTTCAACGAATATGGATATATTGAAACGCCAATTTTCAAACGGCGTATTACCAACAAGCATTTGGTAAATGCAAATCCGGCCAAATTGTTCAATTACATACTTCAAGCGTCTGAAACTGAGTATTCGATGGAAAGTTTGATTGATGTAAACA